TGCTGTAGCAGAAGGTGACGATGGATTCTTGACTATGAACGATAGACCAGTCCTTGCACACCTTCATAAAGCAATATTACAATTAGAAGAGAGATTATCAGTACTTGAGAAAAAGATAGGATAAAATGGCAGTACCTACTACAGGAAATTTTAACATGTTCGGTACCGAATCGATTGATACGATTCAAGGTGCTGTTTCCTCTAGTATATCATTTGAAGATTGGAATGCTGTAAAAAACGAAACAGATTTCAATGACTTAAAAGCTGCTGCCGACAGTAGATTTTTCGATCCGGTTTATGCCGGATCTATTAATAATCCAGCCACAGATGTTTCCTCATCACTTCAATTTAGAAATTACCCTAAACTAACCGACTCAAGCTGGCCACAATGTTTAACAGCAGGAGTTAGTGATAGTTTAATTGGTTCAACAGATTATGTAGTAACGAAAGAAGTTGTTGTTGACACAGAGCAAACTATGTACGGCCGACTAATAGTTAACTGTACAACAGGTGCCGGAGGATTATCCGGATCAGCTTATGTTGTAAAAAAGAATGCTGCCAGTTACCCAACATTTTTATCTGTAGGCCCAACAATTGATAACGCAGGTGGCGACCCATCTTATGATTATGCTGATGCTACTTTTACTCCTGGTTTATATGAATTAAGAGTAAGAGAAGTCTATGATGCAGGAGGTACTAGTTTCGGTACAGTTAACTTCTGTCTATCTGATACAGCATTTGCAGTCCCTACTCCTACTCCTACAGCTACTGAAACACTGACTCCTACTCCTACAGCTACTGAAACACTGACTCCTACTCCAACTGTTACCTCTACTCCAACAACTACTATTACTCAGAACATTGCAGTAGAAAACTGTGACGGTACTAGCGGTGAATATTATATAAGAATTATTGACGCTAGCGGACTTACTGCCGGTATGGCATTAACTGATATTGATGCATCAGAGCCATTTACTGATCCTGATGATGAATGGAACATTACTAATGCTTCTTCTAATTCATCTCCTGATATTACTATATACTCAGGAGAATTTACAGTACTGTATAGCGGCTGTTCTCCAATACTAACACCAACTCCTACTACTACTCCTACAGCTACTCCAACTCCAACACCTACTACAAACTTAACTGTTGACCTATCAGAAACATCAGCTCAATCTGCTTGCTACAGTCCTGATATTAGTAGCACTAGCATTACCTTACTACCAGCAGGTACTACAGACTTGTGTGACGCTAGTAGAATTATTTGCGCTGCCGCTCAAGCTAGCTACGGAGAAGATGCTCTATTCTGGGTATCATATGGAGGAGAAACGAGACAATTCCAAACATTCGGAACTACTAACTATGCTGATCCAACTGAGATAGGATGTACAGCTTGTCCTTCATTACCAACACCTACACCAACAGAAACTCAAACACCTACACCAACTGCAACACCAACTGCAACAGCTACTCCAACACCTACTACCAGTATAACAGTAGACTTATCAGAAGATTCAGCTTATAATGCTTGTTATAACCCTGATATTGAAAGTACATCAATTTCTTTATTACCTGCTGGAACAACTGATTTATGTGATGCTGATAGAATTATTTGTGCAGCAGCTCAAGCTAGCTACGGTGTAGATGCCTTATTCTGGGTGTCTTATGACGGGAAAACGAGACAATTCCAAACTTCTGGTCTGACAAGTTATGCAGATCCAACTGAGATAGGATGTACTGATTGTCCTCCTTTAATAACTCAAACACCTACACCAACAGTAACTCAAACACCTACACCTACACCAACAGTAACTCAAACTCCAACACCTACTGCAACAGCTACTCCAACACCTACTACCAGTATAACAGTAGACTTATCAGAAGTTTCTGCAGGAGATTCTTGTTATACACCGGATATTAGTAACACCAGCATTACTCTTCTACCAGCAGGTACAACCAGTCTATGTAGTGCAACAAGTATAATAGCTCCATCAGCACAGGCTAGCTTCGGTGATTCAGCTACATTCTGGGCTAGTGATGGAACTAATTGGAGACAGTTTACTCTTGTAGGACCTAATGATTATGCATTCCCTGATGCAAGCTGCGGATCATGTTCATTCTCAACACCAACACCTTCTCCAACAGCTACTCAGACTCCAACACCAACACCTACTAGCACACCAACACCTACAATTACCGCAGTAGGAGGTAGAACTAGTCTAGGTAAACCACACGGTAGTAGTAACTATATACAATGTGGTAATACAACCTCAATCGCAATTTATACTGACGGAGTAACATTTGCTAATATTGCAGTAGGAACTATCATCTACTCAGATGCTCAAGGTACATCGTTTGACGGTGCAGATCGCTGGTGGGGAGTTGCTTCTACTAATGGTGACGCTGCTACAAGAGTATTAAGAATAAATTCACTAGGTGTAGTAATGTCTAATGGAATAGATGAATGTGTTTCTACACCAACACCAACCATAACAGCAACACCTACACCAACACCAACTGCAACAGCAACACCTACACCGACAGCTACAAATACACCAACTCCTACATCAACACCAACTCCGACGTGTATAACTACTAGCTTGGGCTACAGCGGAACTACCGGTACATATGCAGATGCATGTGATGATTACGAAAGTGATCCATCTAACTTCTACTTAGACGGGTCGTTCAGTACAGCTGATAACATCTATTCTGCAGCAGGATGTACAACAGCAGCAGATGAAGGATACTACTCAGACGGTGAAACATGGAGATATTGGAATGGAAGTGAGTTTACACTTGATGGAGATTGTGGTACTTACGGATCTACTCCTGCGACTCCAACACCTACAGCCACAGCTACACCTACACCAACTGCAATTACATTGTATGAGTTCACAGGTACAACTTCAACAACTTCAACTACCGATGCTTGTGCTTCTTTAAGTAAAACATTAAAATCTACAACTAACGACGGATTCGGAAATGGTACACTTGTAGATGGAACTAGTAAGGTATATAACTCATTTGGTAATCTTATTACAAATACTTACGTATCAGATACAGCAACAGTTGGTTCTACAAATGCAAACGGAGTTTGGAGCGCAATTGAAGTTTGTGGAATTCCATAAAATTTCTTAAATTAAAATATGTGGTTATATAAAAATAAAGTTATAGATAGTATAGAAGCAATGCCTGAAGGTACTTTTGGCTTTATATACGAAGTAGTTCACAATCCAACCGGACGTAGATATTTAGGTAAAAAAGTCTTGCAGTTTAACAGAACACTTCCTCCTCTAAAAGGTCAGAAACGTAAACGAAAAGTAGTTAAAGAGTCTGATTGGAAAACTTATTACGGTTCTCATGCTGAAATAAAAGGACTTATAAAAGAAGGTAAACAAGAAGAGTTTACCAGAGAGATACTTCAGTTTGTACCTACGAAGAAGCTTTTAACGTATTTTGAGTGTAAATACCTATTTATTAATGAAGTACTTGAACATAAAGAATATATCAACGATAATATTCTAGCTAAGTTCTACAGAAAAGATTTTAATTATGATTAAACTAAAAGACATAGTCGGATACCCATCACTCCAATACCACGTAGATAATGGTCTCTCTTTACATGAGCATGTCTACCGTTATAACTCTGATGCTTTTATACAACTATTCAAAGAAGCGAGAGAAGCTCATAGTAAGGGGGATATTGAGTTAAATGAAGAAGACATTGAACTTTTAGAAACAACAGATATTGGAGAATACGCAGAGTATAATGGAATGAGAGTTCCTTTAGATTTACCAATGGTATCTCCTAAGTATAACCCTCTGTTCGAAATCGGTTGTCTAATCGACGAAATGATCGAAGATGAAAATACAATCGATGAAGCAGCTTCTATAGACGAAATGATTGATTTTGAAATGATCAAAGATTTAGTAGAGTCTATTGGGGGTAGCATAAACATGGACAAATTTAAGAAAGCAGTTTCTATTCAAAACGAGTCATTTGATCACAATGGTTTTGAAATGCTTAAAGCTAGTGTGGACTACATACCCGAAGCTGAGTACAGAGGTAAAAAGGTTCAATTAAATAAACCTAAGCGTGGTGGTTCTAAAAAGTTCTACGTTTATGTTAAGAACCCTAAAACTGGAAATGTTAAAAAAGTATCTTTTGGAGATACTGGACTTTCAGTCAAAATTAAAAAGCAAGGAGCAAGAGCTTCATTTGCTGCACGTCACAAATGTGCATCTAAAAAAGATAAGACTAAGGCAGGATACTGGTCATGTAATATTGGCCGTTACTGGAAATCATTAGGCGGTGGATCAAACTTCTCAGGTTACTGGTAAGAAATGTCGCCGTTGCGATACTGAATTATTTTTCGTATCTTCTTTACAGAATGGTCCCTATTACAGTTGTAAAAGTTGCGGGGACGTAGTTATACCTACAAATGAATCCTTACGTAGATAAAAAAGAAGAAGATTATACCATAAGGACTTTCTCCCAAGATACCCCCTCATTTGAATTAGTATGGCATAGAGACAAAGAGGATCGTGTAGTTCAAGCTATGCACGATACAGACTGGCTATTCCAGATGGACAACGATATTCCTCGTAGATTAACGGAAAGTAAACTATTTATACCAAAAGAAACATATCACCGCATAATAAAAGGAACAGGTGATTTAGTTGTTAAGATATGGCAAAAGGATTAACTTTAGGTAACTATTTAAAGAAACCTAAAAAGAAGAGACCAGGAGTTCACGCTAAGACAAAAAACTCTCAAAGTAAGAACTCTAAAAATTATGTAAAACCGTATAGAGGACAAGGTAAATGAAACTATCAGACATTATATTAGCAGAAAGTACTAAAGTAGTTAGTTTAAAAGATTTGACTTTTGATCTGCTTATGTCTGTATTTAGAGAAAAACCTGCATTCGGTTTTAATCTACCAAACCCAGATGATACCAGTAATAGTGTGAATGGTGAGACTCAATTAGGTTACTGGAAAGCAAAGATTGAAGATAGATACGGGAATGTAAATATAAAAATAGATACGGAAGCGGCTTCCAAATGGGAGAGAATACAAGTATTAGACGATAAATTTATAGCCGATAAAAAAGCATTTACAGCTGGAAAAGCAGCCTGGCTGGATAAAGAAAGAGCTGCTGGTCGTTCATCAGGATTAGATTAATATGAAATTATCTAAAATCATACTAGAGAACAAAAAAATAGTTCATAAAGCAGAACTCAACTTATCTGAAAACGATATCAATAACCTTACTGAAGCTATTTCTAGTAAGTTAGTTGATTACCTTGATATCGAAGAATCAGAAGTACTATACAAAGCCGTAAAAGGCGCTATATCTGAACTTTTAGTGTAATAGTTGGTAGTCTGTAAACTTATTCCTATCTTGTAAAAGATACGGACTGGTTTATGGATTATACTTTCCTTTTAGGATCAATTGAGAATATCTTAGGCAAAAGCTATAAGAGAGCTAGAGATAACTATGCTTTCCACTGTCCTTTTTGCAATCATAGAAAGCCTAAGTTAGAAATTAATATGGCTACTAACGAAGAAGGTAAGAATCCCTGGGAATGTTGGGTTTGTCAAACTAGAGGGAGAACAATAAGGTCTTTACTTAAACAGCTAAAAACTCCTAGAGAACAAGCTCAAGAAATATTAAAATATCTTCCTAAAGGTACTCAAATAGAATATAAACAACTATCTATAATAGAGCTACCAAAGAATATCAACCCCTATATTCCGCTTCATCCACATCAGTTGTAGCTAATTTGGTAAAAAAGTATTTGTATGAACGAGGTATTACCGATAATGATTTTATTAAATATAGGATTGGATATTCGACATCTGGAGAGTATGGAGGAAGAGTTATTATCCCAAGTTATTCTGAATCCGGTGCACTCAACTACTTTGTTGCAAGAAGCTATGACGGCAATTACTTTAAATACAATAATCCAGAAGCTTCCAAAGACATAATCTTTTTCGAAAATCTTATTAATTGGAATGTACCTATCATTTTATGTGAAGGTGTATTTGATGCAATGGCTATACGTAGAAATGCTATACCTATACTGGGAAAGAGTATCTCTAACGCACTTTACAAAAAGATTATAACCAGTAATGTAAAAGACATTTATATTGCGTTAGACACAGATGCTCGAGATAGAGCACTACAAATAGCAGAAAAATTTCTTAACCAAGGTAAAAGAGTATTCTTAATAGATTTACCTGATAAGGATCCATCTGAAATGGGGTTCGTTACTTTTACCAAATATATTCAATCGGCACAAGAGTTAGATTTATCTAGACTCATGTTGCACAAATTAGACCTATGATAAAACAAGGTATGAACATTCTCGAACAGAATGAAAAAAAACATTTAGATTTTAATCCACAGTTAAAACAAATTAACTTTTTAGATAGGAGAGTTTATAAGAGAGGCGAAGGAGTATACTACCCGTCCGTAACAACTATACTCCAATATATGCCCAAAAATAAGTTCTTCGAAACATGGATGAAGGATGTTGGGCATAACGCCGATCTTATTATGCGTAAAGCAGGTAAAGAAGGAACTCAAGTTCATGAAGCTTGTGAACAGTTAATACTCGGTAACGAAGTTAGCTGGATGGATGACTATGGTAGAGCTAAATATTCTCAACTTGTATGGGAGATGATTTTAAGATTTTATGACTTCTGGACAACTCATAAACCAGAATTAATCTCCACAGAAGAATTTGTATGGTCAGACGAACATAGATATGCAGGTACAGCCGATTTAGTTGTAAAAATGGACGGAGAAATATGGTTATTAGATCTTAAAACTTCTAATAGCTT